ATAAAATTCGATCTAAAATTGTAGAAGCAACAAATTATCCCGTTGCAACGTTCGAAGAAAATCACAGAATTTGGAAGAAGTATGGATATTTTCCAGGCTCTCATTCAGATTATGTGACCAAAGAAGATCAGAATCCTTTTGGAATTGTTATACCGGATAAACGTTATCCCATCTCTCCTGAGGAACAATTAAATATGCAATTAGTAAATATGAAATATCAATCTGGATTAGACAAAGCAACACTAGACACAAATCTCAAACATCCTCAAGTAGGCATCCCAGATGCTGAAATAGATTCTGCACCCACCACCACAAACCCAGAATTATCAACAGAAGTAACGGACAAGAATAGATTAGAAAAACTAGGAACCACAGTACAAGAACATCAACAGGCAATCGTTTCAACACCACTCACAGGCACTCAAAAATTCACCTCTTTGAATAAAAGAGCGGAAGCACATTGTAATGACATTAATTGGACTTTGCAAAGATTAGAACAAAAATATACATTAATAGACACAATTGAATGGACAATAACCAACCAACCGAATTCTTTATTAAAATCATATAATTTACCAACTGATATATTAGTAACAGCAGCACTCAAAACACCTTTTGATGTGACAGCATTCTGGCGAGCTAAATCTGTCGATATGAAGGTAGTCGTTAAGGCACCAGAATATTACGGAGGAAGCTTAGTCTGTGGATTCTATCCATCATTTCAATCTTTAGACACAACATCAATTATAACCTCAGTAGACGCAGCAACAATAATTCAATTAGGCGGAAAAAATTTAATAGCAGCAGACGATCAATCAATAGAAACCAAAATTCCATTTAGATTTCCATTCGGTTTTGTAGAGGCTCCTAATGACGTATTAGGACAATTTTGTATATTTGTATTAAACCCATTAAGAACTGGAACAGCAAATCCAAACTCAGTATCAGTAACCGTTTTCGCAGCAATAGACACATCTGAATTCAAAATACCTGAATATGTACCAGCATCTGAATATAAATCATTTAAATTTGACACAGAATATCAAGTCATTAATGACACTAGAATACCATTAACAATCAAATACCAATCAGGTATAAATGACTCAAAAACTCAACAAAATTACATCCCAACAGGACAAGTATCAGTGAATGATCCAATTATGGATATGAAACCAGTTATGTTATGCGCAGGAAAAGGAATAGTCACTGAACCAAAAATAAAACAATTTCAAGACCACCCAACAGATTTTGTACAATTAACTAAACGTTATAAATATTTAAACAGA